AGAGAATGTCATTGGTGTAGTCAATCTATTTCCTATCGGACAAGCACTGAATACTAATAATCTATTCAATATTCGTTATCAGATTGCTCTCAATGATCTATATACACTGACTTCTGTGTCTATGGTTCCATATTACATGGCACTGACTCACGTTCAGTTTCTTGAACAAATGCTAGTAGGTCAACAACCTATTCGCTATAATCGCCATATCAATCGACTTTATATTGATATGGATTGGAACATCATCAATGAAGGTGATTACATTATTGCAGAAGCTTATCAGATTGTAGATCCAGATGTATATGCTGATGTATGGAAAGATCGTTGGCTCTATAGATATTCTTCATGCTTGATAAAGCAGCAATGGGGTACTAATCTTAAGAAGTTCTCTGGTATGCAACTTCCAGGTGGTTTAACTTTCAATGGTCAAACCATCTATGATGAAGCCACTAAAGAACGTCAAGAACTAGAGAATGAAATGATTTCTTCTTACAGCTTGCCAGTTACAGACATGATTGGGGATTGATGTGATTGGGTAAAATATATATTATATAAATAGTACGGATCACGATGTTACAGCATCCACCCGTTCTAATGTCTATAGGAGAGACACCAGCTATGTATAATACATTTTTATCTGAAAACAAATATTCTCGTTGGTATATTAATATTATTACCAATGCAAAAAATAGAACCTTGAATGATATTTATACTGAAAAACATCACATTATGCCAAAATCATTTGGTGGTTCTGACGTTATTGAAAATATTGTAACTCTAACATATAAAGAACATTTTTTATGCCATTGGTTATTAACTAAATGTACTTTATCTGATAAACATAGAAGAAGTGCATTTAGTGCTCTTTCACGCATGAGTAGAAGAGAAGATCAGACACCTCTTGCATCATGGCAATATGTATTACTTAAGATAGCAGCAAAAAATGCAATGATAGGTAGAGAAGTTACAGAAGAAACTAGACAAAAAAATAGAGACGCTAGATACAAACAACTTCAAGATCCTGTTTATATTGAAAACTGGGAAAGGGGTATGGCAAATAGGAAACTACCAGCTCATACCGAAGAAAGAAAAGAAAAAGCCAGACAAAATATAATAAAATATAATCAATCTGATGAACATAAACAAGTTGTCTCTAAAACGTTTAAAGGTGTGCCTAAATCAGAAGCTCAACGTAAAAAACAATCCGAAACTATGAAAAATGGAGCCGCTGCTTTCGGTGAAAGAAATGCAATGTCTGATGAAATAAATAGACAAAAGGTAGCTTTATCTAAAATAGGATTACAAGCTCTTCATAAGAACGGTAATAAAAAAATGGCAAAACCTGGAACAGAAAAATGGCATATGCTTATAGCGGATGGATATACAAAAAAATGTTAATATTCAGACTTATAGAACTTTTAGGATAAGCAAATGCGTGGTAGCAGTTCTGTTTACTTCAATAACTTTGCATCATCTGGTGAGCAAGATCTGCTGCATGATTTGATTATTGAGTCCATATCCATTTATGGACAGGATGTGATGTATCTCCCCAGAAAGATTACAAACTTTGACCAACTCTATACTGAGGATGATTCATCAGAATATACACAAGCACTACAGATTGTGATGTATATTGAGTCGGTTGATGGCTTTACTGGTGATAGAAACTTCATGTCTAAGTTTGGTCTACAAATCCGTGATCAAGTCACATTTGTAGTTTCACAAAGAATCTTTGATGAGAATATTGGCACCGTTACTTCTCAACCTAGACCAAATGAAGGTGATCTTATCTATTTTCCACTAAATGATAAATGTTTTAAGATCATGTATGTGGAAAAGACATCTATGTTCTATCCATTAGGTACTTTGCCTACATGGAAGTTTACCTGTGAGCTCTTTGAGTACTCTAATGAAGTATTCAACACTGGATTTGCAGAGATTGATAAACTACAAAAGAACTATTCCACAAATATTTTTGACCATGCTCTAATGGATGAAAATAGCGATTATCTAGTTGATGAGAATGGCGATATTCTAGTCATGGAAAACTATAATCTATCTGCTACAAATCCTGTAGCAGATAATGATGCCATTCAATATGGCACTGATAACTTCGGTATTGGTTCGGATGATTTCATCTCATTTGAAGAAAAGAACCCATTTGCAGAAGATGACTATTAATGTTTAAGCCATTCTACTTCAATCTTATCCGCAAGTACATAATCTGTTTTGGTACTCTATTCAATAATCTTTATATTACTAGAACAGATAAGAATGGTAATGTCACTAATCTCATGCGTGTGCCCATTACCTATGGTCCTAGAGACAAAGCACTTGCTCGTGTAGTAGAAGATCCAAATATTGACAGACCTACTGCAGTCTATCCTCTACCCATGATGTCATTTGAAATCACTGGTTTTGACTACGATGGCTCTAGAAAGTTACAAACTGTTAATAGAGTTTCGGTAAATGACACTGACAAGAACAAGCGTAAATATCAATACGCACCTGTTCCATATAATATTTCATTTCAACTTAGTATTCTCTGTAAGAATGCAGAGGATGGTACTAAGATTGTAGAACAAATTCTGCCATTCTTTACACCAGATTGGACTGTCACTGCTAATATTATTCCGGAAATGAATATTAAGCATGATATTCCTGTTATTCTGAATAGAGTAGGAATAGAAGATGTCTATGATGGTAACTTTTCCGATAGAAGATCCATGGTATGGACACTAGATTTCACTCTCAAAGGATATCTATACGGACCAGTTAAGACCGCTAAAGTTATCAAGTATGCCAATACTCAAATCTTTGTTCCACCAGATACGGCAGATTCCATTTCCGATGTGGAAGATCCAGTAGTTACTATTCATATTCAACCTGGTTTAACCGCAAATGGTCAGCCAACTTCAAACTCAAGTATATCTATTCCAGTCAATGACATTGTGGCATCTGATGACTTTGGATTTGTGATAGACATAGATGAAACACCATGACAGCCAATACAAACCCAATCAATGATGCTCTAGGAATTGTTCCTTCTCCATTTGCTACTGCAGTATCAACTATAGTAGCAAACGCCAAGAATGATTCTGCAAATGAGGACTTTACTTACGCCAGAGCAAATATTCGTGAAGTGATCCAAAATGGATCCGATGCCATAGCAAGAATGGCACAGATAGCAGACCAATCACAAAGTGCTAGAGATTTTGAAGTACTTTCAAACCTTATGACAACTGTAGTCAATGCCTCAGAGAAACTATTGAAAGTTCAAAAGTCTATTCGTGAACTAGACAAAGTGGATGAACCTAGAGACCAAGAAGCAAAACAAGTAACCAACAATCTCTTTGTAGGATCAACTGCAGAGCTTCAAAAGATTCTAGCAGATATCAGGAACAAATAACCTATACCATCCTTTTAAGGTCAATACCTATTATACCAATAAAGAGTACTAATGTCAACCAATCTTTTTGACCAATTTAGATCTTATAATGGGAATCCAAATCTAAAACGATCTGGAGTACCAATCAACTGGTCACCTGATATTGTTGCAGAATATGCAAAGTGTTCACAGGATGTGATCTACTTTGTTGAAACTTACATGCGCATCATAAATGTGGACCGTGGTTTAATTAATTTTACACCATATGACTATCAACGTGAGATGCTCAAGTCTATGACTGACGAGCGCTATACTATTATTGCAACTGCACGTCAGGCAGGTAAGTCGACTGTTACGGTTGCATTTATTCTTTGGTATATCCTTTTTCATTCAGATAAAACTGTAGCTCTTCTCGCCAACAAAGGTGAAACTGCCCGTGAAATCTTGGGTAGAATCCAACTAGCATATCAACATCTTCCTAAGTGGCTTCAACAAGGTGTCACCGAATGGAACAAAGGTTCATTTGAACTTGAAAACAATTCAAGAGTCATTGCTGCCGCAACATCATCTGATAACATTCGTGGTTATTCTATCAATCTTATCTTTATTGATGAGGCTGCATTTATTGAAAACTGGGATCAGTTTTTCACTTCAGTATATCCTACCATTTCTTCTGGTACATCCACAAAACTTATTCTTGTTTCAACTCCAAATGGTCTAAATCACTTCTATCATATTTGGACTAATGCGCAGCAAGGTAAGAACTCATATAGACCTATTCTTGTCCATTGGTCTGCTGTTCCTGGTAGAGACGAAGCCTGGAAACAAGCTACTCTTGCTGCTATGAACTTTGATCTACAGAAGTTTGCTCAGGAATATGAAGTGGAGTTCCAAGGTTCTTCTGGTACACTTATTGCTGGTTGGAAACTAAAACAACTACAAGCATCTATACCATTAAATGAACGTGATGGGCTATCCGTCTATGAGAATCCTGTTCCAGGACACACTTACGTTTCTATTGTGGACGTTTCCAGAGGTAAAGGTCTGGACTATTCTGCATTTAGCATTATTGATGTGACTACAATGCCTTATCAACAAGTCTGTGCTTTCCGAAATAATCTTATGACTCCTATTGACTATGCCGAGATTGTATATCGACTAGCAAAAAGTTATAATAATGCTTCCGTTCTTGTGGAAGTCAATGACTTAGGTGAACAAATATCAACTTCACTTCATTATGATTTTGAATATGAAAATCTACTCTTCACCGAAAATGCAGGTCGAAGTGGTAAACGAATTTCATCTGGTTTTGGTAATAATGTCGACAAAGGTATCAGAACTACCAAGACCGTAAAATCAGTAGGTTGTTCTATACTAAAACTATTAATTGAACAGAATCAACTTGTAGTACATGATAAACACACTATCTCAGAACTATCTACTTTTTCTAAGAAAGGTGTGTCGTATGAAGCCGAACCAGGTAATCATGACGATATGGTCATGGGTCTGGTTCTTTTTGCATGGTTATCCGATCAGACGTTCTTTAAAGATATTACAGATATTAATACTCTTGCAAGACTTCGTGAAAAATCTGAAGAAGAAATAGAGAATGATCTTTCACCATTTGGTTTTGTGGATCATGGTGAATCAGTACATGAAATACTAGAAAAACCATCTAGAGGGTGGTTCAATACTCCAGAGAATGACTTTTTATAAATAAGGTTAGTTGGATTTGATAGCGATCTTGAATGTACTTTACTATGCCGTCCTATCAATAAAATCGGCTATTTTATAAATATATTGATAATAACAACATCTCTTGAAAGGAGAAAACTATGGCGGTACTAGTAAGTCCCGGTGTAAATGTTTCTGAAATCGACCTTACTACGGTTGTTCCAGGCGTTTCCACCTCTACAGCTGCCTTTGCGGGTGTATTCCGCTGGGGTCCAGTAGGTGAGAGAGTTCTCATCTCACATGAAAACAATCTGGTGGCTCGCTTCGGTAAGCCAACTTCTCTTAACCCAGAAACATTCTTGACTGCTGCTAGCTATCTTAGCTATGCTTCAGCTCTTTATGTTGTTCGTGCTGCAAATACTACAGTTGCAGGTGCAAATGCTGCACTTAATTCAGTAGCAAATACAGATACAGCTAACGTTGCAAATTGTGTGGTAAAAAATCAAGCAGACTACGATGCACGTGCAGGCTTTGATTCTGGTACTCTTTATGTTGCTAAGTATCCTGGTGATCTTGGTAATTCACTTAGAGTTTCAGTTTGCGATAGCGCAAATGCATTTAACTCTACACTAGATCTAGTAGGTGATGAAAGCAGCAATAGTATTACTGGTTCATTTAGTATTTCTATTGGAACAAATACAGCTACTCTATCATTTAAATCAGACGATGTTCTTGCAGCTGCAAATACCTATGCAAATACCATTGCTGCGGCTTTCTCAGTAGGTGATGCTATTAAGGTTGGTAATGCTTCTATCGGTACACAATATCTTACTATCTCTGCTATTGGTACACCAAGCTCTAACGCTACAGCAAATCTTGCATCCTTTACTCTATCTTTCCTAGACAAGTATACACTTGCAACAGATTATGTAGCAAATACTACAGTAAACGGTAGTAACACTGTTGTTGGTGTTTCTCGTTATTGGGAACATCATGGTCTAGTTTCTGGTGCACCTACAACCTCTGAATATGTAGCTGCTTCCGGAAATTCCTCTGCTGTGGATACTGTTCACGTAGTTGTAACAGATCAAGATGGTAAATTTACAGGTGTACCTGGTCAAATTCTAGAAGTCTATCAAGGTCTATCACGTGCTACTGATGCAAAGAACTCTGATGGTTCCGCAAATTACTACAAGTCAGTCATTAATACCAAATCTGCTTATGTTTGGTGGGCAAATGATCGTACAGGTGCAACATCAGCCACTGCTGCTCTTGTAGCTTCTTCTTCCAATGCTAAGCCAGTTCGTCTGGACTTTGCTGGTGGTCAAGATGGTTATTCAGAAGGTGATGTACCTCTAGGTGTTCTTGCTTCTGCTTATGATCTTTATAAATCAGCTGAAGCGGTTGATATTGGTCTAATCATTACTGGTAAACCTGTTGGTGGATCCACAACTGTAAATGGACAAACCGTTTCCAAGTTCCAACTTGCAAATTACTTAATCGACAATATTGCTACAGTACGTAAAGATTGCATTGTCTTTGCTTCACCAGATGATGCTCTGGTTACTTCAAATGTAGGTGCTGAAGCACAATCCATTGTCAACTGGAGAGGTGCCGTTACAGATACAACTTATGCAGTACTTGACTCCGGTTATAAGTACATGTATGATCGCTATAACGACGTATACCGCTATGTACCACTAAATGGTGATATTGCTGGTCTATGCGCTCGTACCGATCAAACAAATGATGCATGGTGGTCTCCTGCTGGTCTAACTCGTGGTCAAATCAAGAACGTAGTAAAGCTTCGTTTCAATCCAAACCAAGCTGAACGTGATCTTCTTTACACCAACGCTATTAACCCAGTGGTATCTTTCTCCGGACAAGGAACAATCCTTTACGGTGACAGAACTGCTACATCCAAGCCTTCCGCATTTGATAGAATCAATGTTCGCAGACTATTCATTGTTCTAGAAAAAGCAATCTCTCAAGTTGCTAAGACAACTCTATTTGAGTTCAACGATGATTTCACAAGAACTCAATTCAGAAATATTGTAAATCCTTATCTACGTGAAGTTCAGGGACGTAGAGGTATCACTGACTTCCTAGTGGTGTGTGATACAACAAATAATACTCCTGAAGTGATCGACCGCAATGAATTCCGTGGTGATATTTACGTTAAACCAGTACGTTCTATTAACTTTATCCAGCTAAACTTTGTGGCTGTTAGAACTGGTGTAGAGTTCAATACAATCATTGGTCGCTCATAATAAATAAAAGAAAAAGGAGTTAAAAATGCCATTTAATATTAATACTTTTAAGACAAATGGACTTCAATTTGGAGGGGCTCGCCCTTCCTTATTTGAAGTAATTATGACGGTACCAGACGGCGTATCAGATCTTGGTGTAACCGATAAATTAAGATTTACCTGTAGAGCATCTTCAATACCAGCAGCTACAATTGCACCAGTTGAAGTTCCATATTTTGGTAGAAAAATTAAACTTGCTGGTGATAGAACATTTGCTGATTGGTCAGTAACAGTTATGAATGATGAAGATTTTATTGTGAGAAAAATGTTTGAACAATGGTCAAATATTATTAATAATTATGAGGAAAATTTAAAAACAGCAATTTCTAATGAATATAAAACTAGAGATGCTCAGGTTTTTCAATATGCTAAGAACGGTGGAGCTCCTATCAGTGCATATAATTTCATTGGTTTGTTTCCATTGGAAATTTCAGCTATGGATCTAGATTGGGATGCAACAAACACTATCCAAACTTTCAATGTTACATTTGCCTATGATTATTGGCAATCTGCATCAATAGACGGATATCCAGCAATACTATAATATTAGGTGGGGAGGGAAACTTCCCCACTCTATATTCTGTAACTGATTCAAGAAAGTATACATATGCGTCTTTTTGGTTTTGAATTTGTCCGCACCACGCCGAATGATATTGCTCCTTCATTTGCCCCTAAGGAAGTAGATGACGGGGCAGTTATTGTTGCGGCTGGCGGTGCATATGGGACGTATATAGATCTTGATGGAACTGTCCGCACCGAAGCCGAATTAGTTACAAAATATAGAGAAATGGCACTTCAACCCGAGATTGATGCCGCAGTAGATGAAATTGTCAACGAATCTATTTCTATTGATGAGGATGATATTGTGAATATCATTCTTGATAATCTTGAAGTTACGGATAAAATCAAGAAAGTTATTCGTGATGAGTTTAAAAATATCCTCAATATCCTAAACTTTCAAAAAAGAGCCTATGAAATCTACCGTAGATGGTATATTGATGGTAGACTTTATTACCATATTTTAATAGATGAAAAAGATGTTAAAGCTGGTATCAAAGAACTTAGATATGTTGATCCAAGAAAAATCAGAAAAGTACGTGAAGTAGGTAAAAGAAAAGTACCTGGTGGAATTAGTAGTGATGCAGTCATTCCCAGAGTACAAAATGAATACTTTATCTTTAATGATAAAGGTTTTAACTACGGTAATAAAGTTGTAGGACCAACAACTGCTGGTCTAAAGATTGCCAAAGACTCTATTGTTCATGTAACCTCAGGGCTTACAGATACACAGGGAACCATGGTTCTCTCATATCTTCATAAAGCAATCAAAGCACTTAATCAGCTCAGAACACTTGAAGATGCTCTAGTCATCTACAGACTAGCTCGTGCACCAGAAAGAAGAATTTGGTACATTGACGTAGGTAATCTACCAAAAATGAAAGCAGAGCAATACGTACGTGATATCATGATTAAGCATAAGAATAGACTGATCTATGATGCTGCTTCTGGTGAAGTTCGTGACGATCGCAAGTTCATGACTATGTTAGAGGACTATTGGCTACCAAGAAGAGAAGGTGGTAAGGGAACAGAAGTCACCACACTACCCGGTGGACAAACTCTTGGCGAAATGGACGACGTTCTATACTTCCAAAAGAAACTATATGGTACACTAAACGTACCAGTCAATAGACTTAACTCAGATGCTCTATTTTCAATCGGTCGAGCCACAGAAGTTACTCGTGATGAAGTTAAGTTTTCCAAGTTTGTAAACAGACTTAGAGGTAGATTTTCACATCTATTTACTGCATTACTTGAAAAGCAACTAGTACTCAAAGGTCTAATGTCAATTGAAGATTGGCAAAATATTGCTCCAGATATCAAATATGACTTTGCTAGAGATAACTACTTTACCGAACTAAAAGATGCCGACGTTATGCAGAATAGACTTCAACTTTACTCTGCATTTGATCAGAATCAACTTATTGGTAAATACTTCTCACATGAATACGTAAGAAAGAATGTATTTAAGCAATCCGATGATCAGATTGAAGAAATGGATGAGCAGATTGAAGAAGAGGAAAAAGATCCTCGCTGGAATATGAAT